TTACAAGAGACAACACGGACTCCAATAAAAACAAATTTGGAGGATTACCTAAATGGTATCAATAAACAGAGCCGATGATGGTGGCGTTGGTGGGATGAGGACTATCTTTGATAGTGCTTATACTCAGAAGCAAAACGTATCAGAATTCATCGACGCAATCGATCCAAGGGATATTCCACTACTCTCTATGTTGGGAATGGGGGCAGAGGCGGGCAGTGCTTCAGCAGGTGCTGATTCAATGGCATTTCCGTGTCTTAACACAACTCATACATGGCAGAGTGATGAACTTATCCCTTCAAAAGCAACACTTACCGATTCAGATGGTTCCGGTGGTGAAACAGTAACAGTAGGTACGACAGCTATTAACTATTTCAACTTGAATGATATAGTTACACTTAATAACGTAGCTCGTACTTACGGTATTGTTACAGCAATAAACACATCTGGTGGTAGTATGACAATTGCCGCAGCAGATGAATCAGAAACGGGTGCACACGGATTAGGTGTCAACGTAACTGGTCAAATCGTATACAACCTTGGTAATCTAAGGACAGACGGTTCGGCCTTTACAACTACTTACTCTTCAACTGACCTTGGAACTGACTTTAACTATACTCAGATTTTCCATGACGCAGTATCAGTTTCTGGTACTTCAGAGTCAATTGAGAAGTTTGGAGTAACTAACGAGTTCGACCGTGAGTTTGCTAAGAAGTTCCAAGAGCTAGTAATTAAGCTTGAACGAACTGCACACTACGGACTACTTAATAGTTTACCAGCTGACAATACATCAGCACTTACAGCCAGACGAATGGGTGGTCTCTACTCTTTCATTAAGGCTAGAACTGGTGCAAACTCAACAGATGCTTCAGATGCCAAACTGACTGAGAAGCTTCTTGTAGATGAACTACAAAATATCTGGAATGATGGTGGAAAGCCAGACACGATTCTAGTAAACGCAACACAGAAACGACAACTCTCTTCTTTCGCTAGCCCGTATGTACGGACTGGACGAGATGAAGGTGCACTCGGTGTAATTGTTGGTACTTACGAATCAGAGTTTGGTGATTTAGATATCGTTCTTGATCGCTACGTTCAATCAGATGATTTGATTATTCTGACAAAAGAATACGTAGGTATTGGTGCACTTAAGGGTAACGGCAACGACCGTTCATTCTTTACTACACCAGTTCCAGTTGACGGCGACCGACAAATCGCTACGATTACTGGAGAGTACACAATGGAAGTACGAAACGCGACTAAGGCTCACGGCTGGATTCACGGTTTAAGTACTACCTTAAGTTAAAGGAGGAGGTGATATAAATGGGTAACACTGCAGAATCATTTCGGTTCTTTGGTCATACTATGCCCAAAGTTGATGATCACTTTCGATTACCGATAACAGTACACATTCCTGGAAACTTAGCAGAAGATGAAGGTTATAGTGACACCACCGCTGGTGTGGTCGCTGCCTTCTCTGCTCCTGCTTCTGGGTATATAGATATGTATGACTGGTACGTTGGAACCCAAGACGGGGGAACGGATACAGTAATACGACTTACTAACGCGACCACTGCTGCATACTCAACGCTAACACTAGCGGCTGGAGTAGATGGAGCTTTTGGTACGGCAATTGCATCCTCTGATGAAACTTATTTCACAAAGGGTGAAGTTGTTCAAGTCGATGTGCAGTCCTCACACGGGACTCACGCTGTTGACACAACGATGATCTTTCATATGAGAGTTTAGTATAGCTAGTTAGGGGGGATTAAGTTCCCCCCTTCTACTATAAAGGAAGTGGAAAATGTCAGGTGGAGTATCTTATGGGCACAATTTACAAAATTCTATGCCCTATATGGACAACTTAACTTTAGTATCGTCTGCTGCACGAACTGCTAGTGATACAACAACTGTGAAAGGACTTGCTCCATATACGAGTGCTTATTTCATGCTTGATGTTACAGCCGCAGCCACAGAAGCAGGTGACAAACTTGCTGTATTTATTCAGCGAGAGATGCCTAATGGTGACTGGATGGATATTATATCCTTCACAGAAGTCTTAGGTAACGGGGGTGCAAAGAAGTATCGTGCTGATGTATATCCCGGAGCTACAGGCGGTGAAACGTCTGGAACAATTAATGATGGGGCGCTGACGGCTGGTTCAGTTGCTGACCTTGCATGGGGTGATGCACTCCGATTCAAGTGGACAGTGACAGATGCTAGTACAGATAACGCTTCATTTACTTTTTCAGTAACAGGAACATTTAGAGTATAATGGCTGATTTGACTACTAGTGCGGGTAACGTTGTATCGGGTGTAGGACTCGGTAGCGGTAACGTAGGTAGTGCGCCAGATGCTGGACAAGAAGGAAGTCTGGAAAAGTATGGAGGATTTCAAAACGAGTATGGACGCTTTAGATACTCTGCTGTAGAAATTCAAACATTTTATACAAGAGTAAGAAGAAGGCGATTAGCCTAGAGGAGAAGGAATGGCAGGAACAACAGCATACCCAGCCGCGTTAGATGATAATACTAACCTGAATGAGAACCTTGCTGACAACGTAGATACCGTTTCGGCTGCTCATCAAAACAACCAGAACGCTGCAATTAAAGCAACACAGGCCAAAGTAGGTATTGGTGCAGATACGGCTACTAATACACAAATACTTGTAGGTGGTTCTTCAGCAGGATCTAGTGCATGGGTAACTATGTCTGGTAACGCAACGATAACAAACGCAGGTGTAGTAAGCGTAACTGGGGGAACATTTGCTTCCACCCTGTATGTAAACGAAACTGCAAACGGTAGTATGACGCTCGGTATGACAATTAACCAAGGCGCAAATGACAATGAAATACTTGCATTTAAGTCAAGTGATATTGGACACGGATATACTACAGGTGGTGAAACAGACACCTATGCGGCAATGCAAAAGGCAAGTGCTACACTAGGTGGTTTACAAATAACCTCTATTGCAGAAGATGATGCTTTAACTACCGCAACAGTAATAAAATCTATTGGTGGTACTGCTAATACAACTAAGACTACATCTGGTGTAGGTTTGGTTGACATCTATGTATCTGAGCATGATGGCTCTAACGCACTAGCAAATATTACAGCTGACGGAAACGTCTTCTCTGTACGTGCTCGTGTTGGTGCTGCAGATGTTACACGATTTATGGTAGATGAAGATGGTGATGCGTACATATTCGGTGCTGCAACTGTTACTGGTACAGTTACCGCTGGTGGTACAGTCTTAACTGGAGCAGCTGCTGCAGTTAATTATGGTGACGAGAGTATCGTACTACACGGAAGAGTATTTTCCTAGGAGGAAATAAATGGCAACTATAACAAAGGACGACTTATCAGGCAGCACTACCGGTCAAATGATCGCAGTAGCGGCCACATCCTCCGCAGGAACTACCATTCACACAGCAGTGGCTGGTACAACTAACTGGGATGAAGTATGGATCTATGCGAATAACATAGATGGAACAGACAGAAAACTCACTATTGAGTGGGGAAACACTACAGCTATTGGTGGTCATATTGAATACACCGTAGTAGCTGAGTCAGGATTAGCTCTTATAATTCCCGGACTTATTCTTCAGAATGGTCTTGTAGTTAAAGCGTTTTGTGGAACTACAAACGTGATTATGATTTCGGGATACGTTAATAAAATAACTGCCTAGGAGTGGTGAATGACTAGAGTAAATCAACATAGGACAAATCCAAGCCAAGCTGTTTCCAACTTTAAAGGAAGGTGGGATACAGTTTTTGCTTGGCCTTCAACAGCTGTTTCCACATGGTTAAATGGTGGCTTGTTTGGTGGAGCATCATGGGCTACCATAGATGGTGGAACAGAAGTGACGTATAGCGGTTACCACGCTGAGAAATTCACTTCTTCTGGCACACTAGTTGTTTCGGCAGCGGGCTATGCAGAATGCTTAGTTGTCGGCGGTGGAGGAGGTGCGGCACAAACAACCCCCTCTAATGGAGGTGGCGGAGCCGGTGGCGGCGGTGCTGTCCGCGCACAATCTGCTGATTTAAATGAGGGAGCTGATGGAAATGCAGGTGTAACAGGATGGGTTTGGTTAGAAGCTGGTAGTTATACTGTTTCAGTCGGAGCTGGTGGTGCTAGTGGCAGTGGAAGTTCCACTCACTACGGCGCTATGGGAACTCAAAGTTACATAGAAGCCCCTAGTGGAACTCCATTTAACGACGGGACTTCTGCTACAGCCTTTATGAGGGCTGGTCCGGGAGGAGGCGGTGGCGGTGGAACAGGTGCCGGTAGAAACTGGAATCAGGGTTCCCCTACTGGTATAGTAAACGCAACTGGTGGATCAGGTGGCGGAGGTGGACAAGGAAGCCTTGGTTGGATTGGTTCTAGTGGTGGAGCTGGCGGAACTGGCGGCAGTGGAGATATGGGAAATAATGGTGGCCCAGGTGGTTACGTAGGAATAGCCCATGGTGCTAATCCCGCAGGGGGCGGCGGTGGAGCTGGTAGTGTTGCAGGTGGAGGTTCTTCCTATAACGCTCAGGGAGGTGATCCAACACAAGCTTACACTACAACACAATGGACCGGAGGTACTGAATGGTACGGTGGTGGTGGCGGTGGTCACATGTACCAGTTTAATGGTACTACTTATGCATGGGGAAGTGCTGCAGCTGGTGGTCAATCTACCACAGGATATATTGGATATGGACCGGATACTGATATAGCTGGCTCAGGATCTTTAGCAGGAACAGACGGAACGATGTTTTCAGACGAGGGTAGTGCCTCCTATAATAACACAGGTTCTGGTGGATGGGGCAGAGGATACGTTGGCCTTATAGGAAGTGGACAATACAGCACCCAGACAACATCCTACTCCCCAGCTCATACGATGAATGCTAGAGCCAACTCTGGCGGTGGCGGTGGAGGTGATGGAAAAGGACATTATGCTACTGCAAACAATTGTGGCAATGGTGGTTCTGGAGTAGTAATAGTTAGAGTGGCGGTGTAACAATGGCTCATTTTGCAAAACTAAACGATAGTAACGAGGTTTTAGAAGTAGTTGTTATTGCTGATAGTAATGCTCCAAATGAGGCTGCTGGAATTGCTTTCTGTAAATCTTTATACGGTGATGATACAACTTGGAAACAAACTTCCTATAATACTCACGGTAATGTACATAATGAAGGAGGCACTCCTTTTAGAAAAAACTTTGCTGCAATAGACAATACTGTATATGACCCAACATTAGATGCATTTATCTTAAAAAGACCAATAGATGACGATGGGGATTCTTGTACTTCTTGGACTCTTAATACTACTACAGGATTATGGGGTCCTCCATTGGATGATCCAGATGACGGGAAGATTTACAAGTGGGATGAATCAGTGCACCAAGCAGATAACTCATTAGGATGGGTAAAACTTTATGATGGAGTCGCATCATCTGGAGAGTAAATGTCTACACAGCGTGAAGCTATCGCACGTATTGAAGAACAGTTATCGGATGTGATAGAACACGTCCATAGAATAGAAAAGAATACTGCTATCACTAACGGCAGAATAAGTAAGTTAGAACAATGGAGAGCTGGTATCGTAGGCGGGGGAACCTTACTTACAGTATTAGCCGGAAGCAGTGCCGTATGGGTACTGGTAGGAGCTTAGCTAATGCCAAAGCTAGACGGAAAGAAGTTTGCGTATACTAAGGCTGGAAAGGCTCAGTACTTAAAGGCAAAGAAGAAGAAAGAGATTAAGCGTAAGAAGTAGTACTAATAGGAGCTATTAATGGCAGCCACAAGAGGACCAAAACTAAAAGTGTCGAAGATGACACCTAAGCCAGCTAAAAATAGAAGGAAAGGTATGCGGGGTAAACCTAAAGGTGCTAGCAATAGATTACCAACAGGACTAAATCGAAATACATCTGGTATGCGTAGTACACCTGAAACACAGTTTGAAACTCAGTCATCTCCGGATACGTTTGGTGGAAAACTTCCAAAGAACCCATTCTATAAAAAATTAAAACGTAGATAGTAGGAGGCCATGACAGAAGATAAGAAACCCCGTGGATGGTACGGACAGCGCGTAAAAGAACTGGACGTAGAGTTCAAAAAAATTAGAGAAGATCTAGAGCAATTGTTGCGAAACTCCCCTGAAATAATAGGCTTGCTCAATCATCCGATCATTCACGAGTATGAACACTGGGAAAAAAGAGTACGGCGGATAGAGCAATCGCAACAGTCGTTAATTCATACACAACAGCAATTGGATTCACTAGTAAGACGAGCTGAAATTGCTGCAAAATCATTAGAGAGAAATCAGGGGAGAGGAGCGCGTTAATGAGTAGGCACCATTCCCTTGCGGATTTGAGGTCAGATATAACTACTGAGCTTAGAAATCCAACTACCGCATCTCGGTATACTAATGCAGAAATAGACCTTGCTATCCGTAGAGCAACTAACTATCTATCTGAATACTTCTGGTTTGAAGATAAAGATACAAGTAAAACCTTTACATCTGGTACGTTTCAGTACACTTATAATGACCCAATAAAAGATATATACCGCGTAGACTTTGTGGATTCAGCTTCGAGTCCACCACAAATTGCTGTCGATTGGTATGAAGAAAAGAACATGGCTGGAACAGAGCTTTACTTTTTAGACAGCCACACAGCAAGCTCAACTATACACGTATGGTATGAGCGCCACCCCACAGCGTTCCCCTCTGACTTGACGATGAACGGAAATATTAATGCTGCTGTGACAGAGATTCCTATTTCATCAGGTACAAATACAATTGACTGGCCCGCTACGGGGTATTTAAAAATTGATAACGAAGTCATGTCGTATAGTGTTATTACACGTACTGTATCTCCTGAGACATTAACAGTAGCTAGAGGAAAAATAGATACAGCTGCACAGAGTCATACTACAGCATCTCTTCTTTCTTTTGTTAACTTAGTTGAGAAAGAAATATTCTTTGATGGTGTCCGGGATATTGCAATAGCATATTTAAACCGTATGCGTATTGTAGATGCACCCTCCGGTGACATAGGGGGGAACATTACTGTTATGAGAGAGATAATGGAATCCTTACGACCGTGGATACGAGAGCATCGTATGCGTTCTAAGCGTCCTGCCAAGCCAAAGAGTACTAGATCTAAACCCATGCGTTACAGGAAACGAGGCGTAAGGGGGTAGTAAATGTCTATATTCGGTGAAATCCTATATGGTGCAGCTTCAGTCACATACACTTCTCCTATTGGCACGAATGACCAAGCAGGAGTTACACATAACATAGTTATGGACAACGTAGGGCTTATGACTGCGGGTGTTCCAACTCGTTCAGACATTACTTCTGCAATACCACGTATTTCCATCGGTTCTGAACAACGACAGCATACAGATTTCTCTGAGCGAGATACATTTGGACAGAAGTCATATCATCATGGGTTTGGGGAGTTAAACTTCGCGGATCGTGCAAAGTTCTTTTCATCAGAAGGTGTATGGACTCTAGTTCCAGACCAAGTAACACTTGCTCCGTACTGGAGTTCACATTCGTTTAGTGCTAACGCTGATGGTAGTAGTGCATATACAGATGTAAATGGGGTTATACGCGCTCAAGCTGAGTTTGGAACTAATACGTATATATTAGTAGCTGGTGATTCTGGTGCAAATAATAAATTATTTTATTGGTCTGAGACACATGATAAGTGGCTTAAATCTGCTGCCACAGCTGGAATGAGTACATCAGGTTCTAGTATTCCTCTAGACTTGCAAGCATTTGGTGTTGGAAGCAATAATAACTTGTATATTACACAAGGCGAAGCAGTTAATATGGTGCGATTTAACTCCAACTTAAGCACAGTAGCGGACAATGGTGTACCTGCTAAATTTCTAGAATCATTTGCTGGTAAATTATGGAGAGCTGATAACTTAAATGAGATTTATCATTCAGTAGATCCACATAGTGATGGTAGTGCTACATGGACAGCACCTACTGGTATGAACGATGGTACTGTTGGAGATTCTACGTATGTTATACGGGGTATGTGTGTACATGATAGAGCCTTATGGATTGGTAAAGATGATGGTATCTACCGAATATACAATTCATCTACCTCTGCTACAGAGATTTGGACGTGTGAAAAAGTAATTGATTTATCACATGTTATTAGTCAGTTTAATGGACAAGCTATGATGAGCTTTGGTGGAAATCTATACTTTACTGTAGATCGTGGTATGGGTAAGTATGATGGTGCTACCATACAATATATGGGACCAGACAAAGGTTCTAATCCTACAGAGAACAGTATGCAATTACAATCTGTGTTTAATACTGCATTACCACAAGATATAAATACAGAAGCAGCCTCACTTAACTCTGGTACAATGGGTACTATACGTTCTATGACACATGACGGCACAAATATCTATGTTGCAGTTGATTCTGGTGGAAGCGCTACAGGAGGCTCTGGTCTTGAGTCTCGTGTAATGGCTTTTGGAAGTTCTGGTTGGCATCAAGTATATTCTACGAATGAATGGGAGACTGTAGCGCATGAGCCGGGAGACTACCGTACACAGTATGTTGGCTTTATACCTAGAAAAGGAAACGCTGGGTATGAAAATTATCCACGTATCATTATAGGTAATGAGGCTGTAACAAATGAAGAAGAAGATACTGTTGAAAAAGAAGATAGGGTACTAATGGCTTTCCTTCCTAGATGGGGACAGAATTTATTAGATGATCTTGTGACCGGACAAGACTACGCGCTAGCCTTCCAAGATTCTGGTTACTTAATTACTTCATGGTTTGATGGAGGTCTGCCGGATGTTGAAAAAACTTTCTTTGATGTCGTAGTTGCAGCACAAAACATAGGATTAGGTACTGCCAATAATCATATAAAGGTCGAGTATCAAGTAGATGACATAGATATATGGAATGAACTTCATCAAAAGACGAGTGTTTCAGATAGTGATGTTGATTTAGTTGTTTCAAGTCCATTACAAAAACTTACCTTTCCAGATAACGGAAATCTTGATAAGTCTATTTATGCTAAGAAAATTAGGTTGAAGTTTACACTTAATCGTGCAACAACTGGCGATTATGCTTATTATACTACACCAGTCCTTAAATCATGGGCTTACCATTTTGTTGTTCGTCCTGAGTCTCGATACGGTTGGAATCTTACTATTAAATGTTATGATAACCTTATAGACTTACAGCGTAGACAGGTAAGCAGACCGGCAGATGAGCTTCGACAGTACCTGTACTCACTTCGTGACCAGAAGATACCTATCATTTTCCACGATGGTACTGAGCTACACCAGATTAAAAATCTATGGAGTATCTAACTGGTGCTGAAAGCTCTGCTCCTAACGGGTATACCGCATCGAGTTCTGTTATATCAACTACCGCACAGTATAGATCACATGGTTTTAGATCAATGAAAGTAACTCCGGATGCTGCAACAGGGGACGCTTCTGTTACGATAGGTACATTTGACTTACTTAAATATGATAACGTATTTGCTGCAGCAACTATCTGGGTACCAGAAGGTACAGATAATGTGTACTTACAAGTAATAAAGACTTCAGATAGTTCTATATTAGCAGAAATAGAGTACACTCCAATGACTGCTTCGGGTGAGTTTGGGGATATTTACTTAGCAAATCATACTAGGTGGGTAAGGAAAACATTGTTTGCTGAGACTATTCCTGCGGCAGCTAACTACACATTCAGAGTTATACGTAAGTCGGCAGATGCTGATACGGTTGCACCCTTCTATGTTGATACAGTAGAGCTCTCTAACAACGGACCTAACAACTTAAAGCAAACAAATTATGACTATGTTGATGGAGACCAACTACGATGTAGATGGTTAGGTACACCACATAACTCTGAGAGTGTACGTCAATCTGGGTATCAAGTATATATTACAGGTATGACAGAATCTCTTAGATACCCAGAAGTCAGACAGAGTAACACAAGTTTTGATAGTGAGATTACGATCTCTCTAAGAGAAGTATCTTAATGGATAGTATTAAGAAAATTAGTAACTTAAGAGGGGCTAGACAAGCATCTCAGATGCCTAAATTTCCTAGAACATATATAAAGAATAATACAGATACAGTTCTTAGAGACCGTCGTAGATCTAAACCTGTATTCGGACCGGAAGAATTAGAATCGAGAGCAGCACAGGGTTTTTATGGTACATTACCTGAACGAATTATGCATAAAAAGCTCAGTCAAATGATGCAGGGTACTCATAATTTTATATTTCAAAGAACAGAAGGTGGAGGACGAAACTATATTGGTGGATTTGTTCTTGACTTTTTAATAACAGATAAGCTTCCTTACTTAGTAATTGAAATACTAGGAAACTATTGGCATCAGGCTTATGAACAGGCTGCGGACTTAGAACGTGCGATGGCCGTTAAACGTGAAGGCTACATATACCATGAAATTTGGGAAAGTGAAATATATATTAGTGATGAGTATCTAGAAAACAAATTAAATGTTATACTAGAAGGAAGACTTTAGGAGGAATTATGTTAAATCAATACGGTCATGCTCGCGGTTGGATGCCGGATGTAAACCACATAGGCACAACTCAATACGGGTACGCTGATGTTCCCCCCAACACTATGAAACCAATAGCTGTGATTAACCACATTATGCAAGGCTATGCTAGAACCATGGTTGAGTGGGCTGAGACTAATAGTGTACAGAAGTCAGCACACTTTATTGTAGACAGAGAAGGTAACATCACTCAGACAGTAAGTATATACTCCCCTGCGTGGCATGCTGGCCGTACTGCTAAAGAATCATGGAAGTCTTTTCCCGGAGGTAATCCGAATAAGTATACTGTGGGTATAGAGCATGAAGGATTCAGTGTAGATCCCGGCTATGGTTATGATTTTATATATGAAGATGAGTGGCCGGAAGCTATGATGCAAGCCTCAGCTAAGATACATCAGTGGGTACTGGGGGAACTAGGGCTTGAAGCTAATGACCAGACGGTCATAGGTCACTATGAAACGGATGCTGTTAGTCGTGCTAATGATCCAGGTCCTGCATGGAGTAAAGATACTCTGCTTAGTCTGATTGCGGGAGAGTCCAGTCATTCAGAAACTGATCAATCAGTTTGTAATTGCGATGAGAGATTAGCCACCATAGAACAGCGGCTAGACAAACTAGAAGCATGGGCAAGAAAAGAAGACGATAATTCATTCGACTAGTCGTCTTTAATCGAGCCGAGTTCCACCTTATTATCTTGGTTAATAAACGATTCATAATGTGACCCCATCCAATCTACAGGTACCTTGTCGTTATCAGATAGTTTTACAAATAAATCCATGCAATCTTCACTACAAATCGCAGTGGCTTGCTCATCATCATGGCCTTTTGAGATTCTAATAGAGGTCTCTTCAGGTAATGTTCCACAAAAAACACAGGGTCCTTCTACTGTATCTAGGAATTCAACCTTTAACATCAAGCTCCTTGAAAAAGTTTTTTATATATGGTATAATTATAGCATGAAACTAGTCACATTGAAAGCTGAAAAAGATATTCAGCTATTTCCCATAGGGGATGTACAATATGGGCCACCTGCATGTGATATCAATGGATTCCAGCGTTGGGTAGACTATGCGATGTCGCATAAAAATCCGATGTTTATAGGTACTGGGGATTATATTGATTTAGGTAGCCCATCAAACAGGAACAGTATCATTGCTGACATAAAGAAAGGAAATCTATATGACACTATCCAGGAAGCCTTGGATACAAAGTCAAGAGAGTTCTTAGAAGTTGTAAAAGATATACTGAAACCGACAAGAGGTAAATGGTTAGGGCTTGTAGAAGGACATCACTATTGGGAGTACGCAGATGGTACAACAACAGATAAGGAACTTGCAGATTATCTA